ACCGCGCCTGAGTTAATCGTAACGCTTGCGCTGCCATCAATTGTTACGGTCATGCCCAAGCTCCTACGGAAATGTTAGCGCCGGACGCGCCGATTGGGTAGATTAAGAAATACGACCCTGCAAGGGTTGAATAAGGCCCAACAGACACTGACGTAGTGTACTGCGGAATAAACGTACCGCCAGCGTTAACGTTAACAGTGCCTCTGTGTTGCATTGTCCAGTTAAAATTGGCGGTTGCACCAGAGTTACCCAAAGAAGTTGCTGAGGCTGTGTTTGAAGTAAATGTATTTGGGCCAGCTGTCGGGCCTGACGCAAAAGCAACGGAAGTAGTATTAAACACGCCATTATATAAAATATTATTTAGTGTTGCTGCGCCAGCAAAACCAAGAGACAAATTATGCGTTGTTGCAGTAGCTGTTTTTGAAAAAACAACAACCATTTCAAACGCATAGACCGTGCTTGAGGACAGCGTTACGCCAAGCGATGACCCATATATACCTTGTGCGCCTGTTGATGCTGTTCCTACATAATCAGCATTTAACCGATAGAACTGAGCGCCGGGTATGATACCGCGCTGCGTGCCTTGCGCTGTGGCGTAAAACGCCTTGCCATCAAACTCAACAGAACCGATGGTAGGCGTTCCAAGGAGAGTGTCTGCGGTGAGAACAATTGAAGACATGGTTTAGCTCCAATTTCCGACTGAAGTGACCGTGGTATTACCGATAGGACGGATACGAAAATACGAACCAATACCGACAACTGCCGCAGCCGCAATACCAAGTGATACTTGCGGGATGATTGTGCCGGATGCAGACACGTTAATGATGCCTGAGATGTTAGCAATCCCCCCAGTTCCCGTATTTGAACCACTAATGTTTGTATTAGCCGCAGTATTGAATGTAATGTTTGCGCTGGCTGCTGTTGAAAGACTGCTGTCTTTTTTAGCAATTGTTGTATAAAACTGCGTGAACGTAGCCGTGCCTCCTAAAGCAAATCCATATGCTGCTCCAGTCGCGCTCATTGCGGTAAGAGAGTAAGCGCACTCAAATTCGTAAGTTCCGGCGGTCAATGTAACTTGGCCGTTTGTAGGCGTATTGAACAGTTTCTGCGCGGCGGTCTGTGAGGTTAGCGTGTAAGCCGCCTGCAACAGAATAATCTGCTCGGCCATTATAACGCCACGTTGCGAAGCCGTAGGCGTGGCGTACAACGCTACGCCGTCATACTCCAACGCCCCCGCTGTTGTTGTGCTGAGAGGATCAGAGGTGAGTACAATTTTAGACATCAGAGAACCACCCAACGTGAGCCAGACGAGATTGTAATCACTACGCCCGAGTTAATAGTTAAAGGGCCAACAGAGCTGGCGTTCTTAGTAGAAGCAATCGTGTACGAGGTCGTAATGGTCTTGTCGTTCAGAACAAACACAGCATCAGACCCACCGCCCGTAGCACCACTGGCGGGAGCATCTGCCCAAGACGGAGCCGCTGCCGCACCACCTGATGTGAGTATCTGACCGGACGTGCCGTAGTTTGCACCGCCAATGCCAATTTGCCCTGCTGATGCTATGCGGAGACGTTCAGCAGCATTTGCAATGAACGCAAGAGTACCATTTGCTGGTCTTGTTATTGCCGCATCAACTGCTGGAGCGGATGCAGTATTACCCCCAAGATTAAAGTATGTTGCACTAGCCGTTCCACCGACAGTTAACTCATGTGTGGGATTTGTCTCATTAATCCCGACGTTGCCATTAAAATAGTTTACCGCAGTCCCGGCAGCGTAGAAGCCATAGGTAGTGCCGCCGCCTGTGGCGGTGTTAACTGCGGAGTAGAACCCGTATGCTGTTTTGCCAGCCGTTACTGCGGAAGGAGTAGGACTAGCAGCAATAAATCCGTAATTATTGGTGGCTCCGATTAAAGTTCCAAGTGATTGAAAACCAACTTGACTACTAACAGTCGCCCCAATGGTTCCTTGAGAAGCAGCATAATGGGATAAAGTAGCTAACGTACCAGACGCCATACTAGCAGACGATATAAAATAATAGGCATTGGATGTCACATCTGTCTGGATTGCTCCGTCTGACCTAATGCTTTGTGCTACTGTGCCTCCGGTTATGCCTTGTGATACTCGGAGTGCTGTGCTGGTTAGTGATGTCGCCCCGATGCCTACGTTGCCACCCGAAGTAATTCGCATCCGTTCTGTAGGAGTAGACGCACCATCAGCGGTCGTACTAAATACCAAACGCCCCGGCATATCGTTTGTGCCGGGAGTGCCATCTACGGCTCCTGTTATCGTCGCCCCAGTAATAAAGTTGCCCCCATCGTCACCAGCAAATGTAACGCCCCCCATAAGATCGTCAACAGACACAACAGCGTTTGTACCGACAGATGTACCGCGACTTTTACTAAAAATAAAGTTTGGGCCTATTGCGCTGGCTAGCCAAGTAAATGCCCCATAAGAAGAACCGCTAATTGATTGAGCGTGATTTTGAATTGAGGGAGTTACCGCTATCCCTGTGTTATTTCTTGTACTCTCTGGAGATGTGTACCCTCTGATTACGTTACCACTCGCATCAATCACAAACGGTGTGCTGTCTGGATTCGTGCTGTCCTCAACAACAAAAGCGTTTCCAGTTCCTGCTTGAGTAATGCGAACTAAGTCTGTTGTTCTCGCACCAGAAAAAACATTTGCCCCGCTAAAAGTCTGATCGTTGGTAAGTGAGGCTTTATCGTCAAATACTACTTTTATGACCCTGAGTTCTACCTTATCGCCAATCGCAAAGGCTAGTGCAGAAGTGCCGTCTTGTGCGCGGACAATCGTAAAAGTATCGGTAGCCTTACCTGTTACCTTCACGATCTCGTTCTGATTCGAGGTATTTGTTAGCGTTACATAGAACACATCGCTGCCGGATATTGTCGGAAATAGCGTACCCGTCCCACTTGACACAGTAAGACTAGTGGCTACTGCTGTGAGAGTGCCAGCGAGATAACTGGTTGCGTTATTTGCGACTAAAATAGCCATGTTAACTCACTGCTATGGTCCACGTTATAGTCAAGGTATCGGCTGCGCCTTTGTTAATAACAGAGAACACAGTCCGACAAAGCATAGTACCGGCAGTAAGAGCGCTAAAAATACCGGCCTCTGTAATCGCCCCAGTGGCTACGCCTGCTCCAAACGTGCAGGCATAGGCAACAGAGCTAGTTGTTACAGTAGTACTTGTAAGAGCTACTCGAACACCTACAGCAGTAACCAAAGCTGTTTGGGCAAGAGTTGCGGCAGTGGAAGATGTCCCAAGGCCCATATGAGTCATTACTGTCGCAGTGGCATCTTTCATACGTGAAGCAATATAGTTTAGGCCTGTTTGAACAACAAGGTTTTCTACTTCCCGTGTTTCTTTGACCGTTCCATCTGAACCGGTCAGCACAAGAGTAACTTTGCCTTTAGCTTTTACAAAATCTTTAGCCATAACAGACCTCTTAGTTCAAACTTGCGCTATTAAAACTATATCCATTAAACGCGTAGGAGTCCAGAGCGTTTAGTGTAAGGACAAACACCTCTGAAGTTGTCACCGGTTCGGAATCAATCTCTGCTGTAGCTGTGTTAAAGTCCACATTCTTAACTAGTGTCGAGGCAAATAGCTCAGACGTTACAGCGGAATCAGAAACATCCGGCGTTATAATAGACTTAACAAGTGTCTCAGACGTTACTGCCGAATCAGAATACGCTGGTTTAGGATGAAGTAGTACAATTTCCGATATACTAGCAGTATCAAACAGAGCGAACGGATTAAACACGTCAGCTTTCATAAGGATGTATGAAAGCGAAACTATCGTCGGCTCATAGGTAGCAGCAACAGTAAAGTTATTACCCGCACTTATAGCTACATTTGCTATGATGCCGGAAGAATCAACAACGCTTACTGCTACCTTTATGTTGCTCATGCAAACTGCTCACGAACCCTAAAGCGAAGAAGATCGTATACAGTTTGAATCTCAGTGCCGAAGGTGACGCCTATCTCCCCCTCGTACATACCGGGATCAATCCCGACCAGTTCTCCGTTACCGAAGTCAAAAGACACAATACCGTTGACAGCATCAGTCTTCGTGCATGGGATCGTAGACAATGTAGTCGTAGCACCAGCCAACCTGAATTTAACTGCTATTGATACGGAAGCGCCGGATACATCGATAGCAGCACCAGTCGTCTCATTCGTCAGAGTGAGATAAATCTGTGGGAGCGTATCGCCTTGAACTAGCTTGATAACATCTGACATGCTGACACCTATGCAAACGGACGCATTTGTACGCTAAGTGACGCCCTAGCAACACCTAGATTAGCCTTTGCCTTACGGCTAGCAGTTTTGTAGGAGTACTGCTTGGCATGGTAAGTAGCAAGGTCTCTATCTGTCCATGACTTATTAGGCAGCACCAGCAAATGTTGCAATGCACCGTGCATGATAAGCTGCTCACACTCATCAAATGCTGTCTTATCCATACCTGTCGAGTCTGGCGTTGGCCTCAAAGCCAGAAACATCTTAATGTCGTAGGCAACGGATGAGTCTGGTACAGGCACGATAATAAAATGATCTGGGTCAAACTGTGAAATAAACCGTGGAGTAGACCGGACTGTAGCATCAGTAGAAGGCCAGTCGGGGTACACTCTATGTATCTCATCCTGAGACTTCGCTGATATTTTAGAACCGTTCACCGCTGCATGGATGACAGCTACAACCTCAGAGTCAGTCGGAGCCTCGTACTCATACTCGTACACGCCGGGAGTGAGCCGAACAAGAGGCTGTTCGTAGCGCCATACGAGGGTTCTCTCACAGACCTCTATTGCCGCATCCCTGACATACTGCTGGATAGTAGGTCTAGGACACCCCGGAACACTAGGAGACAGCTTGCTTTCGAGGGAGATAAAGGTCCGTGTAGCCATTACACAACTTCCTTCTTAGTTAGTCCAGCTTCTTCTGTATCTGTAACTGATCTAGATTGGAAGGAAGTAGTTAGAGTCTGTATGAAAGACTGCTGGAAAAGTTGAGCACGATTAGAGTTGACATGTTCGTTATCGATAGACTCAGCAAGGAATAAAGTACCGTCTACCACAACTGGTAAATACGCGTCTGGAAGAAGGGCCACAGGCGTAGAGGAGTTGTAAGCTGGAGGTGTCTGGCAGTACTCGCCGATGAGAATCTGCCCAGCAGGCGACTGAGGGTAGATAAAGAATCGATTAGGATTACGGACATGGCGCATCCAGCTAATGCAGGCACTAGCTTCTTCTGTAACCCAATCGGGATATGTCTGATCCAGAATCTCTCTATTGGTCTCGCGTATACCGGGACCGTCTTTAATCCTGAAGATTTCCATGATCCTGATGGAATCAGACGGTGCTGACTGTAACGTCGCATTAGTTGTACAAGTGATCTCGCCGATATACGCAAACAAATCTGGGCGCAGAAGGGCCATACGCTTTAGAGTCTGATTAGCAAACCCTAGAAGTGTTGGGTCCGAATACCGCTGAAGAGTCGGGTCAGTGTTCGTATCCTGCAGCATCTTCCTAACTTCGGTGATCACATCTGCGAGTATCATGTTTACAGTCCTCGACTAGCTTCGATGCCTAATTCTGTATTCTCAAATGCAGGTTCTTCAGGAATATCCTCGGTCGATAGATCGATCTTAGACTTACGACCTTTCTGGGCCTTAGGAATGAAACGCTCTGGAAACGCTTCTTCCTCAGTTACTTCCTCACACAATGCGTTCTCTGCAAGGATTGGGTTCCAGTCGTAGATAAAGCCGTCGCGTGTATTACGTAGATAGCGAGTCATCTGTTAGTCCCTTTCACTTCGTCTTCCGCTTCACACCAGCCGAGCTAAGTGCAATAGCAATAGCCTGTTTCCGATTCTTTACCACGGGAGCTTTTTTAGGGCCAGCGGGATTAATACCGCCGTGAAGAGTGCCAGTCTTAAATTCGTGCATAACCTTACGAACTTTGTTCTGCTGCTTCTTATCCATTTTGCTCACCTGAACTTAGCTGTTTTGGCTGCGATCTTAGTAGGTTGTCGTACAAACTGCTTGCCTTCTTTTGTACCTTTACGCTTTGCTGCAGTTGTAGCTGCATACTCCGCAGGAGACAACGCCTTAATTGCAGCCTCCGGCAGATACCTCTCACCTGTCTTACTAGACGGCTTACCAGACTTGGTACGCCACTTTTGATCAGACCAATCCTTAAGTGATTTCTGAGGTGCTTTCATTTTTTCTTCTTCATAACCTTAGGCGCAGAATGCGAAAGTCTCTTACTGGCTGACGTGTGTGACGCGCCAGTGTGTAGCTCACCGCCCATTTTATGGGTTGGGCCAACGTACTCTTTACCATTTGGAAGGTAATGTTTCTGCGATTTAGTCACGGTAACCTCCTCCAGCGTCTTTATATCGTTTCGCAAGAAGTTGTGCCTTACGAGCCGACCACTGCCCAGCGGCAGTACCCTGTACTGCAGCAGCCTTAATCTCATTGAATATGCGTTTACGCAGAGAAGGCTTGGTGTAGTTACCGGCCTCGTTTACTTTAGATTTTGGCACCTTAGCAGTTCCATGCTCTGAGAGACTTATTGATACGAGAGTTAGGATCGTTTGCTGTCTTAGCAGACGTTAGCTTTTTCTTCATGCCAGTCATCCTAGCACAGAAAGAATCTTTACGCGAGCCGCCCTCAGGCTGCGGAGGCTTTAACCCCGGCTTACCGGGATTAGCTGCATTGTAGGAGGCTCTACCCTTGGCATTGAGACCGCCACTAGGGTTCTTACCTTCTTTGCGCTGCCATGCGGGTGTCTTAGCCATATCAATCCTTCAACAGCGCAGTAATAGATGTTGCCCCACCAATGTCGCAGTAAATCCCGTTACTAAACAGCATACCGCCTTCGGGGAGACTCCAAGTAATAACACCTTGTTTGGTGGTGTCTAACTCTAATTTTACAGGGCCGGTTGCAGACGTAGCATCGTACAGCTTGATGTGGTCAAGCCCCCCACCGGCAGATGTATATAATATGCTTAACAATCGAATCTTACCTGTATGAAGCTGTCCGTCCACATTTAAGTGGGTAGATGTCATGTCTCTAGCCATCATTATTCTCCTTACAGAAAAAGGGGGGCTTATGCCCCCCTATCTATATTAGTTGAGATCAGTGAGTACTGCAAACACGCGGACAACAGCGGCTGCAGGGACTGCAGTACCGATGGTCACGTCAATCGTATCAGCAGCCGCATAGACCTTACCGCCCGAGAGCGTTGGAGCGAATGCGCCAGATGAGAGAACAGGAACGCCGCCCGAAGTACCGGTAGCATTGACCGACGTAGCAGCAAGATAACCAGCGGCGGCAGAGCCGTCACCAATCGACAACGTGCTGGTAACACCGGCAGCAGTCGTTACAACCATGCCTACGTTAGACACAATCGAACCGGCTGGAATTGGAAGGATTTCCAAGACATCGGAGGCGGCGAGTGCTGTGAGACCGGCTGCTGCGCGAGCAGCAATGATCTTCGGGAAGTCGAGAGTGATTTCGACTCGGTGGGACTTATTGAGCGAATCCGCTGGATAAGCGGCTGAACCGGCGTTGAAGCCGACTGCGGTGGTATAAGTAGCCATTAGACTTACTCCGTAAAAGATGACAAAGGGAAAAGGGGGGTGTTACCCCCCTTCTAATTAGGCGACTGTTACAACGCCCTGAACCAAAGCCTCAGGCTTGACAACCTTGTAGCCATAGACCTGAAGACCACGGATAATATTACCGAAGGTTGATTCAGAGCGAATGGTTTCCATGTTTGTCATCTGAGATGCGAACGTGAAGCCCATCTTGTGACCAGCGATGAGGCTGAACTTGCCAGATGAGACAGCCAAGTTATGGCTTGTGTAGAGCATAAAGCGGTCGATCATGCCGATACGACCATTACGCAATACCGACGTACTGTCGCCAGTGATCGAAGCATCCTTAAGGTCAGACTTCTTAATAAAGCCAGCCATCTTAGCTGGAATAATAAGAAAGCGATCCGACTCAGGAGCATTGGCTTCGTCAAGAACAACACCCATGTCAACGATGTAATCCAAAACATTGGACTTAGTAAGCGCAACAGGAGTACCTGTTGAACCAAGGTCGATATTGGCAGTGATACGACCGGCGGTGTTGCCTTTGTTAGTCGCAGCAATATCTGGGAGCAGGTCGGTGAGAACGCGGGTATCGATCTTGATCTTCATACGCTCGGAGGCGTCCTTCGACCAAGTGTCCATCATCGCGATGTCAGCCTGAACCTTATCAACATCGTCTTCGATGCAGGCAAAGTACTCGCCTTTGTCGATTATAAGCTGCAACTTGGCCTTCTCTGGACTCTGAACTGCAAGAGTCTGACCCTTTA